AACTGCGGTAACTCGTGCTTTGAAGGCAGAGTACACAATGGAATTGGCACAAGACCTCAAGGCAATCCATGGTTTGGATGCTGAGCAGGAATTGTCTAACATTCTGTCTGCTGAGATCCTCGCTGAAATTAACCGTGAAGTTGTTCGTACAATCAACTACTCTGCTGTTGCGGGTGCTACTAAGAACACTACTACTTCTGGTACTTTCGATCTGGACACCGACTCTAACGGTCGTTGGTCTGTTGAGAAGTTCAAAGGTTTGATGTTCCAAATCGAGCGCGACGCTAACGAACTTGCGAAAGCAACTCGTCGCGGTAAGGGTAACATCATGATCACTTCTTCTGACGTTGCTTCAGCACTTCAGATGGCAGGTGTTCTTGATTATACTCCTGCTTTGAACAACAACTTACAAGTTGACGATACTGGTAACACGTTTGCTGGTGTTCTGAATGGTCGTATCCGTGTATACATCGATCCGTACTTCTCAGACGCAACTAACAACTACTACACAATCGGTTACAAGGGTTCTAATGCCTTTGACGCTGGATTGTTCTACTGCCCATACGTCCCATTACAGATGGTACGTGCGGTTGGCGAGAATACTTTCCAACCTAAGATCGGGTTCAAGACTCGTTACGGCATGGTTGCTAATCCATTCGCAACTAATGACGGTAACGGTGTTGCTGCTCGTTTGGGTTCTGGTGACGGTAACATCTACTACCGCATCGTTAAGGTTACAAACCTTATGTAATAAAAAGACTGATTCTAAATCAGCGAATTGGGGAGTCTTCGGACTCCCCTTTTTTATGCTTATAAATAGTTGTATATTAAAAAGGGTATACTATGGCAATCCAAGGTTCACAACCAGATAATAAAAGTTTCCTGTCTCCCATTGGATTCAGGTTTTCTATTCAGCGTCTGCCTCATGTAAACTATTTCTGTACTAGCGCATCTATCCCAGACCTCACTATGGGGCAGATTGATACAGTAGAAAACACCTTCATCAAACTACCAGTTCCAGGAGACAAACTCTTATTTGGTTTGTTGAATTTGAGATTCCGAGTAGACGAAGATCTTAAGAACTTCCAAGAGATATATGACTGGTTGATAGGATTAGGTTACCCAGACAATTTCACTCAGAGCGCAGCAATCCGTCAAGGCATTCAAGCACAAGGCGAAGTTTATTCTGATGGTGCTCTGGTTGTCACAACTGGTTCTATGAAGCCAAATATTGAAGTAAAGTTTATCGACATGTATCCTGTATCACTATCTGCTGTTGAATTTAATCTAGAACAGACAGACATCGAATACCTACAAGCAGATGTAAACTTTGCTTATCGTAAATATGAATTGACTACTATCGTATAATACGGTATACTTTATATTATTTTACCCGTGGAATTATTATGAAAATCGAAGACATTGTGTCCGAGTGGGACAAAGATTGTAAGATGGACGAAACAGAACTTGGTGAAGAGTCTACCAAGATTCCTGTGATTCATAACAAATACCTCAAAATCTACATGGGTGAAAATACTCTACTCAAACGAATGTTTGCTCAACGCAATAAACTTAAAAGAACACTCACTGAATACTACCTTGGCGAACTGGATCAAGATGAGCTGAAAGAGTTGGGTCGCGATCAGTTCTATAAGAAAATCCTCAAGAACGAAGTAGAAACATATATTGAATCAGACGACACCTTTATTGACTTGAACCTCAAGTTAGCACTTCAACAAGAGAAAGTCAACTATCTAGAATCCATCATTAAGTCTATTAATAATCGTGGGTTCCAAATTAAAAATGCTATAGAGTGGTTGCGCTTTACGAATGGATAGAATTGAAATATACCCAAAGGACGAAGTTCAAATCAAAATAGATTGTGAACGTTCTCTGGCACAGGAACTTTCAGATTACTTCACCTTTGAAGTTCCTGGAGCAAAGTTCATGCCCTCATATCGAAATAAGATGTGGGACGGCAAGATTCGCCTTTTCAATACCGCGAGTTACACACTCTATAAGGGTTTGGTCAGACGTGTTGAAAAGTTTTGCCATGATAGGGACTACGAATGTATCGTACATGGGGGACTCAATGATGTTAACGATATCCCCCTTAATGAACTCGAAAAATTGTTGGAAGGTAAGTTCACCCCCAGAGATTATCAACTCCGAGCAATTGCTCATGCTTTGCGTGTTCATCGTGCGCTAATCCTTTCTCCAACTGCTTCTGGTAAATCTTTCATAATTTACTGTATTTTAAAATACTTGCTCACGCAAGAGTCGTGCCAGAAGGCACTCCTAATTGTGCCAACGACTTCTTTGGTTCATCAGATGAATTCAGACTTTAAAGAATATTCCGATCATAACGAACAGTTCTATTATACCCACCTGATCATGAGCGGACAAGAAAAAGATAACAATGAAGCAAACATTTTTATTAGTACATGGCAATCTATCTACAAACAACCTAAGAAATGGTTTGATCAATTTGATGTGGTAATCGGAGACGAAGCGCACCAGTTTAAAGCAACCTCCCTCACCAAGATCATGACCAAGATGGATAAATGTAAATGGAGATTTGGTCTAACAGGCACACTTGACGGCACACAGACAAATAAGTTAGTATTGGAAGGGTTGTTTGGTCCGGTGATGAAAGTTATCCAAACCAAAGAGCTGATTGAAAAAGGAACGTTGTCTGCCTTTCGTATCAAGGCATTGGTGCTCAAGTACCCAGAACCTGTTTGTAAAATACAAAACAAAAACACATATCAAGATGAAATAAGTTTCCTAATTGAAAACGAGTATCGTAATAATTTCATTAAGAACCTTGCGCTTACTCGAACAGGAAACACGTTAGTGCTTTACCAGATGGTTGAAAAGCATGGGGAAGTATTATATAATTTAATATTAGAATCAGCAAAAGATAAAAAAGTTTATTTCGTACATGGGGGCATCGATGCGAATACGAGGGAAGAGATTAGACATAGAGTTGAGCAATCAGACAATGCCATTATTGTGGCGAGTTATGGCACTTTCTCCACAGGAATCAACATTCGTAATCTCCATAACGTCATATTTGCTTCCCCCTCTAAGTCTCGTGTTCGGAATCTTCAGTCGATAGGAAGGGCGTTGCGTAAAGGCGACAACAAGGAAGTTGCTACGCTGTATGATGTTGCGGACGACCTATCATACAAATCATGGAATAATCACACGATCAAACATTTTGCCGAGCGTGTAAAAATTTACAACGAAGAAGAATTTGATTATAAAATCTACAACATAAAGGTAGGAAATGAATAGCATCATCAAACTAACAAACGGCGAAACGATTATTGCTGAGATTGTACATCAGGATGATACCACAACAAGTGTGTTAGAACCATTGGCACTTGAAATTGGTGAAGGGGAGACAGGCAAACCTATGATGGTTGCTATGACATGGGTTCCGCTTACTAAACGTGTGAACATGGTAAACCTCCGATCATCTCATGTGGTTGCTATTGCTGATGCTGATGAAGACATAGACAATTATTATATTAAGTCTCTTGCTATTCTTAAGGGCGACGCAGACAAACTCCGCGAGATTCTTAAAGAAGAGGCAGGTGTGGAGGAACTCGATGAGATTGTAGAAAGAGTAAAATCAGCAGAGACAGAATTTAATCTGGATGACGAAGAAATGGATGATCCTTGGATGGAAAAGTTTGGGCAACCTGTACAATTATCAGCAAACACGGTACACTAGTATGGCAGAAACAAGAGCAGAAAAAAGAAAGAAACCCTATTACGTCGACAATAAAAAGTTCCTTGCCGCAATGATTGAATATCGCGAATTAGTAAATCAGGCACAAGAAAACGAAAATCCTCGCCCGATTGTTCCAATGTATATCGCAGAATGTATTATGAAGATTGCCACGCATCTATCATATAAACCAAACTTTATGAACTATTCTTTTCGCGAAGAAATGATTTCGGATGGTATTGAAAACTGTTTGCAGTATATTGATAACTTCAATCCGGAAAAATCTCAGAACCCATTTGCATACTTCACACAAATTATTTACTATGCGTTTCTGCGAAGAATCGAAAAGGAAAAGAAACACCTGTACACCAAATACAAGGCAACAGAACACGCAAACATTTTTGGTGAGACTGCCGATGTTCAAGATCAAGACAGCGGGCGAGACTTTAATGATGGCGTAAAACAAAGTGAGTGGTCCGAAGAATATATGTCAGACTTTATTCATAACTTTGAAGAAAACAAGAGACGCAAAAAGAAGAAGCGAGTGATGAATGAAAATAGCATTAGTAACTGATACGCATTGGGGGGTCCGTAATGATAATCTTTCCTTCCTTGATTATTTTGATAAGTTTTATAATCGCATATTTTTCCCCGAACTTGACAAGCGTGGAATCACTACTGTTTTACATCTTGGCGACATTGTGGATCGTCGGAAGTACATTAGTTATGTTACAC